GCTCGGAACCCTTCAGGAGTGGGTCGACCTGAAAACCTGCATGAATGTCTGCGAGCACATGGCAATGAACGGGGTGGGCCCGGAAGCCCTGCCGTTCTGCCGCCAGCTTGAGGCCGCGCTGATCGACGCCGCCAAGAGATTCGAGCGCACCAAGTCCATGGGCCTGACCGGGGCCGGGATTCAGGCCGCGCGCCACGTCATCGAGTACCACCAGCTGCAAAGAAGCAGCATCACCCGCAAGGAATACGAGCAGTTCATCCGGGGAACCGGGGATCGTATTCGCTCCCAGGCGCCAGAAGTCACCAGTTTGCAATCCAGCCAGTTCGAAAAGGAGACAACATGAGCGAGAAATCAGTCAAGGAAATCGTGTACCAGGCAATCGTGGATCTCAGCCAGGTATACGGAACTGCCAACCGAGAGCAGATCATCAAAGCTACCGGGCTGAAGTTTTCAATTGTTGACGAGGCCGTGAAATGGCTCCGCGAGGAAGCTCTGACGATCAACCGTCACAAAAATGGAGTTTTCAGCCCAGTGATTCTGCACAAGGAGTATCCGCCTTCAACTACCTCTATTGATGATGGGCTGGTATTGATCGAAAGTGGCGACCAGCAAATGCGCGTCACTCCGAGAATCGCTGGGGAAATGGGTAAGCAACTCATTGGGTATGCCTTGATGTATGGGTCGCTGAATAGCTTCAAAGCGGTTGGATAGCCATGACCACCTATTGCGGATCACGGACAACGGTAGGCCATGGCGAAACCGACATTTGCGGGGAAATCGGGATGCTCGGGCGCTACCAGTGCGCAATGTGCGGGCTGGCCGACATGAGGGCGGAGAACACCAGCTACACCAGAGGAACCACCGCCACTGCCGGCGCCCAGAAGCCACTCAGGCTCGAAGACATATTGAAAGCCGCAGAGAAGATCAAGGCCATGCCCAAGGGAAAGTGGATGCTTGTCGCCCCGGATGGCCGGGTGTGGGCTGACGAAGACCCGCAGAAGCTGGCACTGCCGCTGGCCGCTGAGTGCATGCGTGGTGTTCCATCCATGGGGAAGATTCAAGGGGGTAGGGCATGAACAAGCCCATCGACATAACTACTCCCGCAGCCTTCGAGCATGACTGCGCCGAGGCTGACAGCGAAATAGCGGGATTCGACGGAGTGAGCATGCGCGGCCCCCTGATGCCAGACACCGCGGAGGTCAAAATCCGCCCCATTGGCTCAATCGACAATGGCTCAGATGGACGGGATGACTACTACCTGCTGACCCGCCTGGACGACGACATGACCCCCGAGCAGGCCCACGACTGGATTTTCCCAAGGGTGTACCAACAGTGCATGGGCCCGGGTTGCCCCTACGTCAACACCGTGTCGGTCGTGCAGGCCGAAAACAGCACATCCCAGGTGATTTGCACCGTGCAGCACCGGTATGATGTTTGACATGACAGCCAAGAAACCAGACGCAAAGCCGCGCGGCGGTCGCCAGCCCGGGGCAGGCCGCAAGGCCCAGGACGGCGCCAAGCCTACCAAGATGATGCAGATCCGCCTGGAGCCCGAGCAGCACGCCAAGGTGAAAAGGCTCGGGGGGTCGGTCTGGGTCCGCAAGCAGATCAACGAGGCGAAGGAGCCTGTAAACGGCTAAGGTTTGTCCAAATAGCGACAACCTTTGAAACTTGCGCTTGTCAAACGGGGCATCGTGAGACAAAATGAGAACTGCAAGCCATTTGAGCTTCTGCTTTCAGCCTTAATTGGCAACACGATGCCCCGTGGAAAGCAGAGCCTCAAGTGGCTTTTGCGTTTCAGCGGTACTTTTCGCCCGTTGACAAAGCAGCACACACACTCCGGTGGTCAAAAAGAATAGGGGTTGCCTACCGATTCAACCCGGCAAGGTATCCAGCGTCTCTAAGAGCGACTGGAATAGTCACGGTGACCAAGTTGATACAAGCACCGCGATGACTGACTCTTAGCCTTATGGGTAATCCTAGACTGCAACATACAGTTGGGGAGGTTTGATACTTTGCTTATCAACCTTGGGGAACCTATGTCAGAACCAACCCGCTAAGGTTTGCCGCAACCCCTCGCGCTGGGCATAGTCCGGCGAATGAGTAGAGCCACACCCAAGATTCCACCAAAGACAGTCAAGAAGCCGCGCAATGCGGCTGTAGTCGTTCCGAAGAAGGTTATTGGCAGACCAACACTCTACAAGCCAGAGTACGTTGACCTTGCGTACAAGTATTGCTTACTCGGCGCAACCGACAACGAACTCGCAACGTTTTTTGATGTGAATCAAGACACGATAAACGAATGGAAAAAGGTACACCCTCAGTTTTCCGAGTCCTTAAAGGCTGGAAAAGCAAAAGCTGACGCTGATGTTGCTCAAAAGCTATTCAAACGCGCGACTGGTTACGAACACAAGGCGGTCAAGATCAGTGCGTCGCCTGACGGAAAAGAGCATGTAACCGAATACATCGAACGATACCCGCCTGACACCACCGCTGCAATCTTCTGGCTTAAGAACCGTCGCCCTGACGTATGGCGCGACAAGGTAGACCAGAGCATAACTGGCGCTGATGGTGGACCCATCCAGCACTCCGTTGCCATTAGGTTTGTGTGATGCAAGCCGAAATCGAGTTTCCCTCCAAGCTGCGCCCCTTGTTCCAGCCAAAGCGGTACAAGGTGATGTACGGAGGTCGTGGTGGTGCGAAATCTTGGGGAGTTGCCAGGGCATTGATTATTCAAGCTGCTGCCAATCCCATGCGCGTACTTTGCGCCCGAGAGGTGCAGAAATCCATGCGTGACTCTGTTCACAGGCTGCTGAAAGACCAGATCGAGGCAATGGGTTACAGCCATTTCTTTGAGGTTCTGGACACCGAGATTCGCGGCAAGAACGGCAGTCTGTTCCTATTCGCTGGCCTGCAAAGCCACACGGTTGACTCCATCAAGTCGTTTGAAGGCGTGGATCGCGTGTGGTGCGAGGAAGCTCACAGCATCAGCGCCAAGTCGTGGGACACGCTGATCCCGACCATCCGTAAGGCTGATTCGGAAATCTGGGTGACGATGAACCCGGACATGGACACCGACGACACCTATGTGCGCTTCATTGCCGCGCCCAGCGATGACACATGGCTTTGTGAGGTCAATTGGCGTGACAACCCATGGTTCCCCTATGTCCTTGAGCAAGAGCGCCAGAAGGCCCAGCGCGTCAGTCCTGAGACGTATGACCATATCTGGGAAGGAAAGCCCAACCGGGTGGCCGATGGCGCCATTTACCGGCATGAGATCGAGTCCATGTTCAACGGCGGGCGAGTTTGCAACGTGCCATATGACCCGCTTCTACCAGTCCATACCGTCTGGGATTTGGGCTGGAACGATGCCATGGTGATTCTGATGGTGCAGCGCGGCCCCATGGATGTTCGGATATTGGACTACATCGAGGACAGCAACCGCACCCTTGACTGGTATGTGGCCGAGCTTGGAAAGCGACAGTACCGCTATGGGACCGACTACATCCCTCACGATGGACGAACCCGCAACTTCCAGACCGGCAAGAGTACCGAGGAATTGCTTAGAGCCATGAATCGCAAGGTCACAGTTTTGGCCCAGACCAGCATCGAAGAAGGCATCAAAGCCGCCCGATTGACGTTCCCGAAGTGCTATTTCGACAAGATCAAGACGCAACGCTTGGTTGAGTGCCTGAAGAGATACCGGCGCGATGTGAACATCAAGACCAACGAGCCAAGCATCCCGTTGCACGACGAGTATTCGCACGGAGCCGACGCATTCCGCTATCTCGGTCAGTCTGTAGAGCGCATGGCGAACGAGTTCTCCGCACCGTCAACACCACCCCCACCACCTGATTGGCGAATGTAATGATCCACTCCATTTCCCCCGAAACCATGACGGCCAGCGACCAGCCAGCCGCCAATGGATTGAGCCTGTCCGAGTTCACCAAGTTCTTTCAGGAGATCCAGAACCAGCCCGCATGGCGCGCGACCGCCGACCGGGAAATGGAGTACGTCGACGGCAACCAACTGAACAGCGAGATATTGCAGGCACAAAAGGCAGTTGGCATGCCACCGGCCATTGAGCCCCTGATTGGCCCCGCCATCGAGGCTGTACTTGGGTTTGAAGCCAAGACTCGCACCGACTGGCGCATATCCTCCGAAGGATTGGACGGTGACGATGTGGCCGCGGCCCTGAACCA